TACTACAACAATCAACCTAAAGGATGTGGGTATGCTTTCAGCGAGATACCTAATGACACAGATGGTCAGGAGTTTGTTGACACCATGAAGAAGTACCTTAACAAAGACTCATACAAGATGAGGGTGCGAGGGCAGCACATCAAGCCTGAACTCAAGGGTACAGGTGCTACCTATTGGGGTCAGAGCAAAGCTGAGTCAACTCATATGAGAATTTACATTGATAAAAAGAAAGGAGAATAATATGTGGCACAGAATAATAGCACACTTCGAGGAGAAGTATGGAGAGAGTACTAAGTATGACTTAGACTATGGTAAATTATTAATAATAGCACTATGTATTTACATAGCATTGGAGGTATAATATGACTAAAAAGAAAATAGTATTTAAAGAGATAAATAAAATTTTAAACTTGACACAGCAACAGTCAAGACAAATATTACAAATGTTAGAAGACTTACGTAGCATCAATGCTAACACAGATGAAAAAGTTCCCCTAGATTACGAACAGATATGTAAGCTAGATGGAATGGAGTTTCAACTTGCTAGTATTGTTGGTGCTAAAGTTGAGTGCGAACATGGACACTATACAAGATGGAGTGGAGCATATGAATATAAATAAATATACAGTAGTATATACTGCAAACGATAGATATGATTCTCAAATAGATTATCCTACTAGTAGGGTAGAATATATACAAGGAGAAACTTTAGACAAAGCTATTGACAAACATCTAAAGCACATGAAAAGTTGGGCAATCCATAATATACATGGAGAGGTAATCTTTTTAGAAGGACATATCAAACAAGTAGATATAGGTCATGGTATAGGACACACTTTAAATACAACCAAAGATGTAATTATTACAGGAGTAAATAATGACACAATTAAATTTGAATGACCTAGTACACAAGTACTATTTGTCTAATGATTTCAATGTGTTAGCTGATAAAACTAAACATGATTATCAATATTGTGCAGGAGTTTTATTGGCTACTGAAGTTGATGGCAAAAGTTTGTCAGGAATAAGGCTAACTAAAATGACAGGTGCGATAGCAAGACGAGCCTACGAGCAGTGGCTTGGTCGAGGAATCTATCAGGCTAATGCTATCACATCTGTAGCACGTAAGGTTTATTCCTTTGGAATGGAGATGGGTTATGCTGAGAGCAATCCGTTTGCTACCTACAAGAGGAAGACACCTCATGCACGTAATACTGTGTGGACAAAAGACCAAGTGACACAGTTTCTAGACGTAGCATATGCTGATTTTAAGTACAGAAACTTGGGATTGATAGTACAAATGGCATACGAATGGTGTCAAAGGGTAGGCGATATGAGAATGTTACAGTTTTCTAACATAGATTTTGATAAATGTGTGTTAAATTTGCAACAGTCTAAGAGAAGAAGTGTAGTACACCTACCTATTTCTCTTGACTTATTGGAAATGCTTAAGCAACAGAAGGAAGAGTATGACTTTCAACCCTATGTTGCACCCTACCCTACTACAATGAAGGGTAAATACTCCCCTTATACCATGCAAAGGCTATCAAAAGTAGCACGATTGGTTATAGAACAGGCAGGATTACCTGCTGACCTACGTATTTCTGACCTAAGAAGGACAGGAACTACAGAAATGGTGGAAGCAGGGGTGTCTATGGGTCAGATTATGTCTGTTACAGGACATGCTAACCCACAATCTGTTAAACCTTACATGAAAAATACGTATGCTAGTGCAGAAAGTGCATTGACAATGCGAAATAATCATGGTACAAGCAAGTAAATGCCGACAAGGAGAGTGATATATGAATATAAATACATACATTAGTGACTTAGATGTAGGAATAGGAGAGAGTAAACGTCTTAACTGCCCTGCATGTAATGGTTACAAGACATTTACTGTGACCAATAACATGGGTCAGATGCTATGGAACTGTTACAAATCTTCTTGTCAGCTATCAGGTGCTAAACGTATGCCTTTGTCAGCTAATGACATCAGGATGCATACGAAAGTAACTGAAAAGAATAGTGAACCTTTCGTAATGCCTGAGTATATAGTACCTTATGACAGAGAAAGTTACTATGGTATACCTAATGACAGGCTCATGTATGATGTGAAGGAGCATAGAGTTGTGTTCCCTGTGATACATGAAGGCAGAGTTGTAGATGCCAATGGTAGGTCACTAGGAAAAAGAATACCTAAATGGAAACGATACGGAAAAAGTGACTTGCCTTTTGTCTTTGGACATGGTAAGGTCGCAGTAGTTGTTGAGGATTGTGTGAGTGCTTCAGTTATAGATAGTGAAGTATATGTTGGGGTAGCAGTATTGGGTACGTCATTGTCCGAATCACATAAGAAGTATCTCTCACGATTCTCAACGGCAATAATAGCACTTGACCCAGATGCTCTACCCAAGACGATGGCATTTGCAAAGGAACTAAGAGCCTATGTAAATGATGTCAAGGTGCTAAGACTAGAAGACGATTTGAAATATAAGAAGAGGAATGATATAGAAAATTTAATTAACTTAACCCCAAAGGAGAACCAATATGGAACTATCCCTACTACGTAGCTTGATGAATCAAGAGTTTTATATCGACCATCGTGGCTCTAAATGTCCTGACAGATTATTTAGTAAAGATGCTCGTAAGTTAAAACACACGATTGATTTTGCTATGAATAAATATAAACGAGATGTAACACCTGATGAGGTGGAAGCATTGTTCATGGCGAACAATCCATCTATGACTACTGCACAGAAGCATGGGTACAGTTCTTTGTTTAACACAGTTAAGCGAGAGCAACCTATGGGTAGTGATGTAGCACAAGATGTGTTGTCCAAACTATTCCAACAGATTATAGGTGAGGACATTGCCAATCTAGGATTTGATTTTGTCAATGGCACAGAGAAAAGTCTTAGACCATTACGTGATTTGCTAGACAAGTATAATGATAACTTCTTACCTGAAGTAAAGATTGAATGGGATGATATATCATTTGATGCTATCATGGCTAAACAATCTGTGCAGATGAAGTGGACATTCAATATACCTGAGATGGCACGTAAGGTAGAAGGTGTAAATGCAGGATACCTTGTAGAGGTAGGAGCTAGACCTAATACAGGTAAGACTTCCTTCCATGCATCTATGTTGGTAGGACCTAATGGTATGGCTAGACAAGGTGCTAGATGTGTAGTGTTGTGTAACGAGGAGTCTTATGACAGAGTTGCCTTCAGATATATACAAGCATCGACAGGCTTCCCTAAAGAAAAGATACAGGCTAACATACAGGAAGCTAAACGTATCTATCAAGATGTCACTAAGAATGTTAAGATAAAAGATGTTAGTGGTGAAGACATGTCATGGGTTGAGACTATGTGTAAGTCAGAGAAACCTGACATAGTTGTCCTTGATATGGGAGATAAGTTTGCTTCAGGTACTTATAGTAGACCTGATGAACAGCTAAAAGCTAATGCTATATATGCTAGACAGATAGCTAAGACATATAGCTGTGCTGTATTCTATATGTCACAGTTAAATGCAGAAGCTGAAGGTAGACAGGTTCTTAATCAAGCTATGATGGAAGGCTCACGTACAGGTAAGGCCGCTGAAGCTGACCTTATGTTATTGATTGGACAACCTGCTCAAGTAGAAGGTATTGACGAGCAATCAACTTTAAGGCATATTAATGTTGTTAAGAATAAAGTAACAGGATGGCACGGAATGATTAATTGTAACCTTGATTATAGAACTGCAAGGTTCACAGCATAGAGGAGTAAGATATGAAACTTACATTAGATGTAGAAAATACCGTCACTAAACGTGATGGCAAGATGTATCTCGACCCATTCGAGCCTGACAATAGACTTGTCATGGTAGGATGTTTGACAGATAAAGGAGAAGAATATTTATATAGAGACAACTTCGATGGTGTGCAAGAACACCTAGACAATGCGACTATATTAATAGGACACAACATAGCATACGATTTGATGTGGCTATGGGAGTGTGGCTTCAAGTATGATGGTCCTGTGTTTGATACAATGCTAGGCGAGTATGTCTTGCAACGTGGCAACAAGCAACCATTATCACTAGAAGCATGTGCTGAAAGATATGAGTTAGATACTAAGAAACAGGATACCTTGAAAGAATACTTCAAGCAGGGTGTAGGTGTTGACGAGATACCACCTGATGAGTTATCTTCTTATCTGTCAGCAGACTTACATGCAACACAGCAGTTATCAGATAGGTTAACCAAACGTTTGATGACTACGGATTCATCTCTGATGGAGTGTGTTGTATTAACTAACAGAGTTTGTGTTACTCTTGCTCACATATATAACACAGGCTTTGCAGTAGATGTAGCCAAACTAGATGAAGTTAAGACACAGTTTGAGACAGAGAAGGTTGATATAGAAAAGCGACTACAGGTTCAGATACGTAACCTAATGGGAGACACACCTATAAATCTTAATAGTCCAGAGCAAATGTCTTGGGTTATCTACAGCAGAAAACCACACGACAAAACTATGTGGGCAAATGCTTTTACTCCTTACATGAGTAAGCAACACTTCAACGAGGTTGTATCTGACAATTCAGATATAGTATTCAAAACAAAAGCTGTCTCATGCAGAGAATGTAATGGCACAGGTCAGATAAGAAAGGTAAGAAAGAATGGAGTACTCTACAGTAATACAAATAAGTGCTTACGTTGTTCTGCTCATGGCTATCTTCTTGACCCCACTAAGATAGTTGCAGGGTTGAAGTTTAAAGCACCAAGTTCTAAGTGGATATCTGCTAATGGATTTGGTGTATCTAAGACGAATCTAGATATGTTGCAGAGCATGGCTAAACGTGTCAACATGACTGATGCTGTCAATTTCTTGACAGATGTCAAACGTTTATCTGCTTTGGATTCATACCTAAGTTCTTTTGTAGAGGGTATCAAGGCACACGTTAAATCAGATGGTAAGCTTCATGTGAGATTATTACAGCACAGGACAGCGACAGGTAGGTTTAGTGGTGCTGACCCTAATATGCAGAATATGCCTAGAGGTGGTACGTTTCCTGTTAAGAAGGTATTTGTATCACGTTGGAAGGGTGGCAAGATACTTGAAGCTGACTTTGCACAGCTAGAGTTTCGAGCTGCGGCATATTTATCACAAGATAAGGTGGCAATGGATGAAGTTTCTACAGGGTTTGATGTTCACTCGTATACGTCTAAAGTTATTACTGATGCAGGTCAACCGACTTCTAGACAGGATGCGAAAGCACACACATTCGCACCACTCTACGGAGCAACAGGCTTCGGCAGAAGTAAAGCAGAAGCAGAGTACTATGAACACTTTACCAAAAAGTACACAGGTATCAAAGCTTGGCACTCCAGATTGGCTAAAGAAGCTTTAGAGACAGGCAAGATATCTACACCATCAGGCAGAGAGTTTTCTTTTCCTGATGTACAACGAAGAATGAACGGCACAGTAAGCTTCTTTACACAGATAAAGAACTATCCTGTACAAAGCTTTGCGACTGCCGACATAGTTCCCATCGTACTTATACAGATGGAGAACTTATTAACCAACTACAAATCGTGTATTGTTAATTCAGTACACGATTCTGTGGTGGTTGATATACACCCTGATGAGATAACACAAGTGTTATACCTCATCAAACTACTCAACAGTAGTCTCCAATCTATTGTTGAGAAACAGTTTAATATCGAGTTCAATGTACCATTATTACTTGAAGCAAAAATAGGTGATAATTGGCTTGACACGAAAGATGTTAGCTGATATAACTATGAAACATTTGACTCACAGAAAGGAGCAATACATATGGAAAATAATAATTTAGTAACGATTGATACAAATAACTACGAAGCTATGGCTAAAGCAATGGGGATAGCAGGTGAAGGTACTAAGGCTTCAGATAATAAGAAGACTCAACAGCTACCACGTTTCAGAATAAATCATTCAGCAATCATGGGTGAGACCAAGATGAATGGTAAGAATGTAAACGTAGAGGTAGTTGAAGGTGGTACTTATAAGCTTGAGATACCTGATGGTGATACTTACTACAGTAAGACTGCCAAGATAAGACCTTTCATGCAAAGGTATATGTATAAGAGGTTCGTTAAGAATATGAACGCAAAGATGGGTGAGCCTATGGGCATCTATCATAAGACTGTTATGGCAGATTCACTTAACCTAGATTTAAAAGATAATCAAGGTGGGTTTAACTGTGGTAAACCAGCAGGTTATATTCAAGACTTCAAAGCATTGCCTGAGAAGACTCAAGACTTAATCAAGCAGATTAAAAGAGTACGTGTTATCTTTGGTATGGTTGATTTACTTGACCCATGTAATAACAAGGGTGAAAAGATAGCCTTTGAATCTACACCATTCATATGGGAGATAGATAATAGAGATGCTTTCAAAACTGTAGGTCAACCTTTTACTAAGTTGGCACAGTTGAAGAGACTTCCTGTTCAGCATAGCATAGCATTAGAGACTGAAGAACGTAAGTTACCTAATGGTAATGTGTTCTATCTACCTGTATCTACACTTGATGTAGCCAATAAGATTGACTTGACTGATGAAGACCAAGTTATCTTTGGTGATTTCATGTCATGGATACAGAACTATAATCAGTATATAGTTAGTGAGTGGGATTCTAATGTAGGTGGTAGTGCAGATGCAGACATGAAAGATATAGTTGAAGACTTTATCGAAGTGGATGCAAGCTAATGAATCACCGTGCTGAATTGGCGATACATAAGTTACTAGAAGATATACTTGCTTCCAAGAAGCAGATGTCAATGGAGACTATTGAAGGTGTAGCATCTGATGTAAAGGATGCTATGGTTCGTCAGTTCGGAACAAAGAATGACAGAGGGGATTTTAAACTGCGTATGTCTAACATAGGTAGACCCTCTTGTCAGCTTTGGTTTGATAAGAACCACCCTGAGAAAGCATTACCAAAAGGTAATAGTTTTCTAATGACAATGATGATTGGTGATATAGTCGAAGCTATCTTCAAGGGTTTATTGAAGGAAGCTAAGATAGATTATCAAGATAGTGAAGAGGTTACGTTGCCACTAAAGAATGGTGTTAACGTAAAAGGAACTTATGACCTTGTACTTGACGATTGTGTGGATGATATAAAGTCTGCATCTGATTGGTCATACAAGAATAAGTTTGCTTCATTTGAATCAGTAGCTAATGGAGATAGCTTTGGTTACGTAGGTCAACTCGTTGGGTATGCGAAAGCAAGTGGTAAAAACATAGGTGGTTGGTGGGTAGTGAACAAGTCTAATGGACAATTCAAATACGTATCAGCAGGAAATGCAGACACCACTCATGTCTTAGATAACATCGAGAAGACCATTGAACTAGCCAATGCTAAAGAGTTAGTGAGGTGTTTTGAGCCTGAAGAAGAAACCTTTAGAGGTAAAGCTACAGGTAATCTTGTTCTTAATAAGAACTGCACCTTCTGTGACTTTAGATATAGTTGTTGGGAGACTCTACAAGAGTTACCTGCACAGAAGTCACAAGCTAAAGAACCTAAGATGGTTCAATATGTTAAGCTAGGAAAGGAGAAAATAGCATGAGTAAATCATTAGATGAATTAAAATCTGACATCGAAGAGATGGAGAAGCAACTAGCAGAAGCAAAGAAGCAGTATCGTGATATGCGTACAGCAGGTTTGCGTGATGCTATGGAAGCTAGAAAAGTAGCTGAAGAAGCTGTAAAGGAAGAGTTAAAGAACTTAGGTTATCAGACTTCTTATAGTCCTTTTACAGGAATAACGTGGCGAAACTTTTAAGTGTCTTCTCATAAGGCATATCGTGCAGCCTTAAAGCATGGGTATAGGAGTGGACTAGAGCATAAGGTATCTGTTTATCTTACGGAACGTAAACATAAGTATGGTTACGAGTGTCTTAAGATTGAGTGGGAAGACTTAGCCTACCGAACCTATACCCCTGACTTCATATTAAACAATGGTATTATCATTGAGACAAAGGGAAGGTTTCTTGCAGGAGATAGACGTAAACATCTAGCTGTTAAGAAGCAACATCCAAGATTAGATATCAGATTTGTCTTTGAGAATAGCAGACGTAAGCTAAGTAAAGGTGCTAAGTCTACATATGGACAGTGGTGTGACAAGCATGGATTTAGATACTATGACAGGATAATACCTGAAGATTGGTTGAAAGAAAAAGGTAAGAATAAGCACCCTACTATAATTAAATTTACAGGTAAAAAAGTAAGGAGATTAAAATGATTAATGATAGATACTTAGAAGACGAAGACTTTGTTATACAAATAAAACCACACATAGATAGTAAGGGGTGGACAGGTGATGTGTCTCTTAGTATCATGGTAGGTAAAAAGAATCCATTAAATGATGATGACTTTGAAGCTATGTTAAACTTTACTAGGCAGATATGTGCTACTGTTCCCTTGATGGAGCAGAATAAAATCTTCAGAGATGCAGTTGAAGAAGAAGCTAACAAGCATCTACCTATAGAAGATGTGTTTGATATACCTGATAAGAAGAATGATAGTCGAGTCACAGAAATAGATGATAATATAATACACATTTCTTTTGGTAAAGATGAGACTAAGCATTGACAATGGCACAAGAAGCATATATAAAAGATATGAGACATATTGAATATATGAAATATATGGCAGAAAAGGAGAAACAGGCTATGGCACAATCAGACAATACAGAGATGCAAGATATGGTTAATAGTCCTATTCATTATAACAAAGCAGGTATTGAAACTATTGATGCCTTAGAAGCTATGTTAGTTGATGGGTTTGATTATTACTTACAGGGTAACATAGTTAAATACCTATGGAGATTTAGATACAAGAATGGTGTGGAAGACCTCAAGAAAGCACAGTGGTATCTGAATAAACTCATTGAGGTTCACGATGATAAAAGTTAAGATAATGATGACAGTATCAGTAGACCCTGAAGAGTATGCTGTACCTGCCGATGGCATGGTAAGCGAAGAGATTGAAGAATATGTAAGAGAAGCCTTCCATGAAATAGAAGGTGTTAAGATTAAGAATATGAAACTAGTTAGTGAGGAGACATAAATGATACAGAACTATTTACCTACCGACTACCAAAACTTTATAGCACTCTCTCGCTATGCACGGTGGAAGGATGACGAACAACGTAGAGAGAATTGGGGAGAGACTGTTGATAGATACTTTGACTATATGAATAATCATCTAGTTAAGAACTATAATTATACAGTCAGTAAAGCTTTAAAAGAGAAGCTTACAGAGCAGATAATGTCTCTAGGTGTAATGCCTAGCATGAGAGCCTTAATGACAGCAGGACCTGCCTTAGACAGGTGTCATGTGGGTGGTTATAATTGTAGCTACATACCTGTAGATAGTCCTCGTTCCTTTGACGAGTGTATGTACATACTTATGTGTGGCACAGGTGTTGGATTCTCTGTAGAACGTGAGAATGTAGACAAGCTACCTATAGTCAATGAACACTTTGAGGATAGCACTACTATCATAACTGTTGGTGACAGCAGACCCGGATGGGCAAAGGCATTGAGAGAACTTATTGCTATGTTGTACGTAGGACAAGTGCCTACATGGGATATATCACAGGTTAGACCAGCAGGTGCAAGGCTTAAGACATTTGGTGGTAGAGCATCAGGACCTGCACCATTAGTTGAGTTGTTTCAGTTCTGCATACAGAAGTTTAAAGGTGCTAAAGGTAGAAGACTATTTCCTATTGAGTGTCACGACATCATGTGTAAGATTGGTGAAGTAGTAGTTGTGGGTGGTGTACGTAGGTCTGCTCTTATATCTTTGTCTAACTTAGGTGATGACCAAATGCGTCATGCTAAGTCAGGTCAATGGTGGGAGAACGAAGGTCAAAGAGCATTAGCCAATAACTCTGTAGCATTTAAAGGTAAGCCTGAGATGGGTACATTCATGCGAGAGTGGACATCTTTGTATGAATCTAAGTCAGGGGAACGTGGTATATTTAATCGCAAGGCCGCTAAAGTTAAGGCACTTGAGAATGGCAGACGCAATGCTGACCATTACTTCGGCTGTAATCCATGTAGTGAGATTATACTTAGACCCTATCAGTTCTGTAATCTTACAGAGGTAGTATGTAGAGCCACAGATGACCTAGTATCCTTAAAAGAAAAGGTACGTATGGCTACTGTGCTTGGTACTTTTCAGTCTACTCTTACTAACTTTAAGTATTTACGTAAGGTATGGAAGGATAATACAGAAGAAGAAAGACTATTAGGAGTTTCCCTAACAGGTATTCTTGACTGCCCTATATGGACAGAA